GGTATAATGGTGTAAAAACGGGAACCCTTGAGTATAATTCATTTGCAGCAAAACCGTATATTGAATACGCAAGGCGTCTTATTCGCACCAGTGACTTAGTGCGCGAATGTATTTGATGACCGTGCCAATAAAATCCATTATGAATTGATTTTATTTTTGTAAGAGATTCCTCCCAACTATATTTTAAATATCTGCACATTTGATGACCCGTTTGTTATAAATGTACTTGTGTATGAATTTCCACCACTTGTAACAGTACCTCGAATCAACATTCCGTTTGTTGATATACCTTGCACCGGATTTCCAAGTAAATTATAATAAAGTAATGTGCTTATTGGCGTTCTGTATATATTTACAGAATTCATTGTTAACTCAACGGCTGTATCCGCAATGGATGATGAGGGTCCGCAAAATGTCGATTCAACATAAAATGCAGATGATGAAATTCGTGTAACAGGTGTATAACTATAATTCATATACAAGTTTCCTCTTGTAAATTGCACATTTGAATTTGGAACACCTGAATCAATACGCCAAATTGATGTTGTTCCGGTTGATAATTGTATGCTGCTTGCTGTGAATTGGACTGTTGAGGTTAATCGCGAAAGAGTGAATGTGAATGATGTACCATATTGACGCAGTGACGATATATTTGAGAAATATGTGTTTCCTGCTGCACCACTATTTACAAAAAAGGTTGTACTTCCAATTTCTTGCGATGCGTCTTTGATAATTCCGACAGGAACATAATATGGCGAATATACAACATTATTGAATTCCGATGTTGCGGAAAAGAATGAACATGCAAAATAAAGCGGCGCGCCAACTGATCTAGGTTCACTATATTGTTCTACACCATTCAGTAAAAAGACAACACGCGCTCCATCATAGTAAATAGCATAACGATTGGCGGTTGAATAGGCTGCGGTTCCTCTGAATACTCCAAATGTATAAATGGCAGTTGTTACTCCGTCAAAATACCATGTATAGTTATACAGATTTGAAATTTTGCCCGCTGGGGCTGCATCCATACCAAATGACATGAATTGATTCGTTGCATTCGGTGACACACTCGCAAATACTGTGCTTGTAAATCCATCAACAGCATATGCAGTTGCATCCCATGTATTTGTACCTGTATTTTTTGAAATTTTTGTTGCAGTTTGTGTTACATTTGCGGTGCGTATGGTATTCCAAGATTGCAATGATTCAGGTTCAATAAAGGAAGGCAATGTATTTGGCATAATTGTTGAGCATAAAAGGGATGTTGGATTGAATCCATTCGCACCTACACGGTTAAGTAACCCGTTATTTATATTTTGTGGAATGAAATTGGAAGTTCCGTCAAAACTAGGTTGTCCAGATGCAGATGTAAAACTTAAACTTGTGCTATAAAGTGGGTATCCGCCATTATCTGTTATTGCAACCAATTCAGTACCACCAACATATGCACGTGTTGGAAGTAATGGTGATAACATGCGCACACTATCAAATGCCGGCAGCACTGTAGTAAATGAATTTGTTGCGGCTTGATTCACTGCGCCTGCAATATATACACGAACTAATGTATCCAATACATTGCTTGATTGTGCGAGATTGATATACGGGGCTTCCACAATTGCAGAAGCCGAATCAAATGAAAATGGACCGTATTCCGCCACGGTTGAGTTATTGATACGCATATCAATTAATACGTTAGGGTTGAATGGCGGCGTGCCATTCATTGCCGATGGAAAGAAACTGTATTTTGTCCAAGAAATATTCATAGGTGTTCCACGCCATACAGCATTACTATATGCAACATTGGAACTATCAAAGACATTTGATGTAACAGGCGATATAGAAACAGTTTGAATACGCAATCGTGGATACACATTCAATAAATTTGTAAATAATACATTGTTTTGTATGACATATTGGTATTGCAATGTATAATCAGCATTGCTTATATATGGATATACGCTTCCAAATACTGTTGTTGGAATACCCCATTGATATGCGTCAAATTGCAATTGACTATTGTTACTTGTATAATTTTGTCCAACGGTACTTACATTAATAAAAATAAATCCTGTGCGATAATTCAAACCCAATAACGTATTTTGATTATACGTTACTCTATACTTTGCATTTGAACTAAGAATATTGTAAACATTTATATTGAAATTTCGAAACGTTGCCATATCCATGGTTACATTTGATGTATTGCTAGTTAAATTGAGAACTTGTTCTGTATATATTGATGAATAAGCAGCCGTTGACAATGAATTATTGAGACCAATTACATAATCATTGTATGTTTGCAATGTTGAATTTTGAATTATAGTTAATGTGTTTGTTGCAGAGGAAATTGTAAAGTTATATACCGAATTAGTGGTTGATGTCAGTGTTGATGCTAAACCTGTCGTTATAACCGCAATAGATGAATTAAAAATAACGGTCTGTATGCTTAGTTGACGCGCAAATTGGGTAGAAAATGTCGAAAATTGTCCAGTCACAGATGAAACAAGACTACTTGTTTGTGTTGATAAAAATGAATATGTATTCAAACTAGATAGAACCAATGTGCTTAATGCAGAACTGTAGAAACAGTATAATGAAGAAAACATGGTGCTTTGTGTTCCCAATTGATTTGTAAATTGCGTTGAGTATGTATTCATATTTGTTCCAAAACTAGTTGAAAATGAAGATAATAATGTTTGTGTTGGAATAACTAAATTGCCAAGTATACTCGAATTTAGTTGGGTTGCTGTAGAATCCAACAGTATTTTTGTAAGTGATGAAGTTGTAGAGTAAAATGCAGTCGCCGTGGATGCGGCTACAATATTGATTGTTGATGTAGCCGTCGATAATGCAAACCATAATGTTGTGGATACAATGGAAGAGTAATAGGCTTGCGTTGATGGAATTAATGTGCTGAGTGTTGATGCATACATTGTACTTACATAAAAATTAAAATATCTTGATGCAGTGGATTCGATTTGATATTCTGATGTTGAGAGTAAACTTGATTGAAATACTTCATTTGTAGAATATGTACTTGTGAGCAATCCATATGTGTATGTTTCAAGTTGCATGAACGATAAATAAATACCACCCAATATCGAGGAGGTTGTTAACACGCTGTATTCAAACATAAGTGAACTAACTTGCCATGATAAGGTTGAAATTGCATTCGAATTATTTATATTTGTATAGGATGCAATTGTTGAAAATGCAGCAAACGTACTGGCATTTTGTATTGTTGATGCGGTCAATGAACTTTGTAAATATGATAAGGATGTCACGCTGCTTTGAACCGTACTATCTTGGATTCCTTGACTTGTACTTACAAATGTAGATATCCAACGGTTTGAAATGGATGATAAGTTTGTACTTAATAATTCAAGCGATGAAATTCGAGTATCGTGATTCAATAGTTGAGAATTTATTGGATTAATTGACGAAAAATATATAGTGCTTATAACGGTTGATGCAAATGTACTCAAATTTTCAATCTGCACTTCTAGATCATTAATTGACGTCTGTGTCTGTGTTTCCAATGCAGATATAGATGATTGTGTGCTTGCGTTTGTAGCGTAATTTGCAAAAATGCTTGAAAAAATACTACTTACATTTGCATCATAATCCAAAAATTCATTTGTTACATACAATACATAATTCGAAGTAATTGAATTATATGTGCTTGTATTTTGCTGACCGATTGTTGTGCTTAATGACGATAATCCTGATGAAATTGTACCTAGCAAATTATTAGTTTCAAGATAAAATGTACTTAAATTGCTATATCCCATTAATGTATTTGAAACGTACTGCACTGTACTATTGTAAATGTTATTGATTTGAACAGAATTGGAATATGCCAATCCTGCTAAATTGTTACTAAGTGAAAGTACACCATTGCTCAAATTGCTATCATTTGATAATAGTCCAGCAACGTTTGTGCTAAGTGATGTTGATAACGTTTGAATATCATTAAACGCAATATGCAACGCTGTGCTTAACGCAAATGTTGATTGAAATACAGAATATTCAAGATTATAAATGGATGTACTTAGATTACGTGCAACGGTCGATAAATCGGTTGGACTTACAGAATTGCTCCAGTACGTCTGACCTTGTCCATTTGCATACATAGTATATTGTGTTGAAATAGGGACATTTAATGGTGTTCGGACATTCAAGTTGCGCATTAGCGCATTATCAAGCCGTTGCGTTGTTGTAAACGCCATTCTATTGTTTTTGATTAAATCTTTTTTATCACAGACGCCGCGTCATTTGCAGCCGCGCGGATCGACACTACTTAGAAAAAACATGCTAGAATTAGTAGAGTATTGGAAATGTCCAATTCAGGAAGCCTTCTTCAATTAGTCGCAACTGGTCGGCAAGATATATATCTTTCCGGAAACCCACAAACTACATTTTTTAAACAAGTATATCGTAGATATACCAATTTCAGTGTAGAAACCCAGCGTATTCCATTTGACACGGCTGTGGATTTTGGTAAACTTATCACAACAAGTATTCCACGTAGTGGCGATTTATTAAGTCAATTATTTTTGGAAATCAAGCTCCCCGAAATATCGCCAGACGGACCTGTGCTGACATCAGGAGCCGGTGTTGTAACTGAACCTGAAACAAATTATGCAGAAATTGTGGAATCTGTAAGTTGGGTAAATGGCATTGGATATGCTATGATTGACTACATAAGTGTGTGGATAGGTCAACAAGAAGTCGATCGTCAATATGGTGAATTTATGTATTTATGGACACAATTAAGTACACCGGGATCAAAAAAGATTGGGGTTGATTATATGACTGGTACACAGGAAGTTTATAATGATACTACACAAAAAGGACCACTTAAGTTATATGTTCCGCTGCAATTTTGGTTTTGTAAAAATGTCGGACTTGCGCTGCCAATTGTCGCACTTCAAGCAACACCCATCAAACTATATATCCGACTCAAAAACGGGAATGATGTCGTGTTTGGCAATAAACTTGAAAATGCTGTGTTGAACAATACACCGATTCCATGCCCGCTAACGCCGCGCCCACCAACTATCACCGATATGACGCTATGGGGCGACTTTATTTATTTAGATGTGGAAGAACGTCGGCGATTTGTTAGCAGTAAACACGAGTATCTGATTGAACAAACGCAACAACAAAAACGATACAGTATTCCCGAGAAGACAACTATAACCAATGTCCCTCTAACATTCAATCACCCAATGAAAGAAATGATATGGGTGGTGAATCAAGATCGTATGCAGGCTGCACATGAATGGTTCAATTACGGTAGCCGTATGTTAAATGAATTTGGCATTCCAAACATGGATTTAATTAGCACATGTTTGCTCCAGTTTGACGGATATGATCGATTTGAAGAAATGAGCGCTGAGTATTTCCGTTTAATACAACCTTGGCAGCGCCACACTGCCGTTCCGAACGATTTTATTTACGTGTATTCATTCAGTCTTGCTCCCGAAGCCGCACAACCGCAGGGCACATGCAATGCCAGTCGTATAGATACAATTGTATTGCAATTGAAAATGAATGCTTCAGTGCAATCGCGCGCAGCAGGTGTAACTGTGTATGCTACAAATTATAACGTATTGCGGATTGCCTCGGGTTTAGGCGGCGTTTTATTTACTGTTTAATAAAACAAGGAGGGATGCAACAAGAGCACCAAACATCACAACCATCGCAACCATCGCAACCACCACATCATATCAGTGATATCGATGCATGGAAAGGGGCTGATCGGAATTTCTATATATTTGCGATACTATCTATATTGTTTGGATTCATAGGAGTTGATCATTTTTATTTACGCAGTTTCGGCACAGGCACACAAAAAGCACTGATGAATTTTGCAACTCTTGGATTATGGTACTGGTGGGATATAGCACAAATTATGACACAAGGTAAAAAGGTTCGCAATGAAGGGCTCAGTTCACCATTTGATTGGATACTAGGAATCGGTCGTGGTGTATTTGAACCGCTACCGGATCCATCCGGGCTGCAGGATGGCGGTAGTAGGAAACAATATCCTGCTCAGAAATCGTATTTGATATATGCATTTCTAGCCATTTTTTTGGGATGGTTGGGTGCAGATAAATTTTATCTAGGTTATACCGGGCAAGGAATTGCAAAAGTTCTCAGTTGTTTTAATATATTTTTGTTCTTGTTTGGATGGTTATGGGTTATGTGGGATTCCGTGTTTGCATTCTTTTTCACAACGGATATTATGAAACATGGCATTTCAGCCCCTATGCCATATAGTCTCTTTTTCCGTGAACCTATACCACCAACATTGTTTGAAATGAATCATGCGCCATCAGAGGAAAATCGTTCATTTTGGGATTGGTTAACATGTCCACCAATCCCGTCATTTCTAAAGTCGTGGTTTCCATCTGTTGAATCTGCCAAAGAAGTATACAATGGTGTTGTAAAGCCCCTATTAACACCACCAGTTACAGCCGCTCTAGCCGCCATGGAACACTTGAATCCCGATAGTGTAAAGAAAGTTGAAGATATTGCACACACGGTGCGTCAAATTGGCGGTAGCCGCGAGCAACAACCGCCGCAGAATGATGCAATGACTGCAATGACTACAATGACTACAATGACGACAAGTGATGGCGCCGGTGCGGGAGGTGTAATTGCTGGAACATTAACTGCATTATTAATAGCCGGCGGTCTAAAAGGCACATATGATTTTATATCAAAACAATACGGATGAACGTCTTGGAAACACAAGCCGATTTTGAAATGCTATGGTTTGGTCGAGATCCAACGATTACACATTGGATTGTATATTTCACAGCATCCTGGTGCAAAGCATGTAAACGTCTTGATTTAGATACAATAGCATCAACTGCTGCTGAAAAAGGCATTGCGATTTATAAATGTGATGAAACAGAGAATGCATATACCGCTGGATATTGTGGCGTAAATGGTTTTCCAACATTTATGCTGTTTGAACCACAGACTATAAAAAGTGCATTGAAATCAAGTGACACGCAATCGGTCGTGGAATGGATAAAGGGACATGAATGTGAAGGTTGCTCCTCTTAACGTTCTGGGGTCTAAGACATCTTGTGTATACTAAATCAAATATATACAAGATGGAAGTGGAAATTATATCCGGTGAAAAAATACAAATGTTGTGTGATGTGTATATTGGAAAACGTAGTGTTGTTGAAAATCCAAAAATAGATAAAAGCAAATATGTGCAACTATCGCGTCTAGATTCAAACTGGGATAATCCGAAACGGATTTTCTGTTATGCAGATACACTTGCACAATTCATGACAAAATTACATGTTTTAACAAATCCATTCATTCTGATTTCACATAATGGGGATACAAATATAACGCATGAATTTCTGCCCATTATACAGCATCCATTATTGATATCGTGGTTTGCACAAAATGTTATGATAACTCATCCATGCTCAAAACTACATATGTTGCCTATTGGTGTAGCAAATGAAATGTGGGCGCATGGTAACCTGCATGCGTTGCGTGACGCACAGCGCCAAATGAATGTGAAAGAAGATCGAATTTATTTTTATTTTAATATTGATACAAATCCAACGCAACGTGAAGAATGCAAACAAATTGTAAGTAGTAAAGGTCTTTGTTTTGGCACGAATCAAACACATTCGGAGTATTTGAATGCACTTGCAAAATGTAAATTTGCAATATGTCCGCCAGGAAATGGAGTTGATAGCCATCGCATATGGGAATGCTACTATTTAGATGTTATACCTATTGTATTAGAATCCACATTTACATTATTGGTTTCAAACAATTTGCCATGCATTGTGTTAAAATCATGGGATGAGTTTGATCCTTGCGACGCGTTCCATCGTTACAACAGTATGATAGAATCATTGCGTATACATCAGAAATTTGTTGATTTTGCGCATTATAAGTTGCTGATTCAGGGGTCATCCTGATCCCTGTGGCAGGGGGGTGCGTATCATCGCACTAAGTGGCATTGAAATAGCAAATTCCTTACAAAATAAAATCAATTTACAATAGATCTTATTTTTAACTTGCCTCTGCTGGTATTCATATGCTTGATGCATATATGCCAGAACACGATCCTTGATAAAACAATTCCGGTGAACGCCAACATCCAATTCGTTCTGGATTTTGTTTGAAATAGTCATTAATATCAAAATCAATAACATTATGCAAAGATGTATTGTAAAACCAATTTACAAATTGTATTATTCCTTCAGGAGACACTAAATAACTTTCAGTGCAACGCGATGTGTTTTTTACAAATAATGTAGAGGATAATTGCGGTTTTATATCTGGATTTGCTGATACATGTTCAAAACACCCTTTTCCTAGCATTATAAAATCAACACCGGCTTCTTTCATGGTCTGAATATCTTTCATAATTTCGTTATGGATTTCATTCATTGGATATATTGGTATAGCATCACTTTCAAAAATTAGAACATATTTGTTTTTATATGCATAGCGTTTTAGAATAGAAATATGATTAATAGCCAGACTAATTGCTCCTTTGCGATGTGATGGAATACAGTATTTTTTGTAAAGTGGGTGTGTATGAACAGAATCACTCCAAACTTCATAATTCGGTTGTTTCTTGTAAAATTCAAGAATCGGTGTTAATGTTGGTAGACGATTCGATTCTTTTTCTTTATTACCAATAATTTCAACACAATATATGTTGTTTTCTAATAAGTATTTCATTTCTTGAATAATATTTGTAATCATTTGTTCTTTCGATTTCACAAATATTGGTTTATTTACAATTTGTAAGTATAATTCTGGATTTTTGTTAATTTCGTTCAGTTTCGCAATGCATTCATCAATTGTATCAGGCGTGATTTGAAGAATGCGTTCATGATTTATATATTCATCAATGCGTGATGAACCAAAATAGATTGGAATAACTCCCGCTCGCAATGGATTAATGATTTTTTCAGTAATGTAAAAAGGGAGCGATTTGTTTTCAAATGCTAATACAAACTTGTATTTTTTGTAAAAATCGATTATGGGCTGCTCATAATATGATCCTGGCACTGTGTGTCCAATATTGTTTTTATAATTGCCTGCTCTATCAACATGTATACCTTTTTCTTCCAAATTGTCAATAACATTACATCGTGTGGGATCACGTAATTGCCCTGATGAAATTATTGAACATATTTGTTTTTCTGGAATAGTTGTTATATTGACGGGATAATCGTATGGCTTTGTATATTCATATGCTAAATACAAAGGAAAACTTACAAAGTTTTTCATTGAAATCTGCGAACCAAGAATACATGTATATTGTTCTGAATTGGAAGGGAGTGATGATTGACCTTCACCTGAAAAAAAAAACGAATATTTCCATGATTTTAATGCAAATACAGATTAACCGAAATGACTTTCAAGTAAAATATCTGCAGTATTAATGTCGGATGTTAATGAAATTGTTGTATTTAATGTATTTTCCAATATATATATGAAAACATTGATTCCAATGCCGTCGGTGTTTTCAATAAATCCTCCCCAAAATCCATTACAAAATAACGTATGCGGCATTTTGTAATAAATGTATGTTGGACTGTTTAAGTTGTCGATATATTTATTTGCGCTGTGTGCGTCTTGTTCGTTTTACAGTTCGATTGCGACGTAATGTTTTATGTTTACCACCATGTTGACTCTTATCTACTTCATCAAATGCTGTCATTACCATTTCGCGTTGTAATACATTGGCATTCATCATATTATCTATATAATTCAATGCTTCTTTTTTGATTCCGGTTAACTTCTTATATTTATCTAATTTTACATGATCGCTATCTATGTTAGAAAATTTATTATCTTGAAATTCTACTTTCTTTTTTACCAACGTTTCCCTGATTGGCGATAACTCTGGCGATGACTCTGGCAACTTGTTTATCAACTTGTCTAAAAATAACCAAAATTTATACAAAGTGGTGCCGGCTGATATTTTACCTTCTGTTTCTTTCGTTTGTAGTTCACCAAATTTCTGTTCCAAAATTCCAGGTAATTTTCCAGTTGGAACGGTAGGCAGTTCCAACATAGCCGGTTCATATGGCTTATATGCGAATGTAGAAAGATTATAGGTCGGTGCTGTTG